CTGCACCTACTACAAATCTATCTCTTAAATCAGGAGTGCCACTTGTTCCATCACACAATGCCCAACCACTAGGTATAGTTCCTGTAGAACCTGACCACAACATAATCATGCCAGATACAAATGCCGTTAGTGTAGTCCATGTAGGAGTATTGCCTGCTCCTGCTGAGGTTAAAAACTGTCCTGCTGTACCCGCTGCACCATCTAATGTAAGTCCTCCAGTGACTGCTAGTGTACCTGATGAGGTTGCTGTGCCTGAAGCAGTAAAGTTTGTAGTGGTTAAATTAGATAGCCCAGTAGCAGATCCACCAGAAATAGAAACGGAAGTACCGTTTTGTGTGGCCATCGTGCCTAAACCTAAATTAGTTCTAGCAGTCGCTGCATCAGAAGCACCGGTACCACCATCCGCTACAGCTAAATCAGTTGATAAAGTTAAAGAAGATAAGTGTGTTGTGGCATCAACAACATTAGTGCCATCATTAAATAACACCATTGTTTTACCTGCTGGAACAGCAATCCCTGTACCTGTTGAGTTTTTAACTGTACAAGCATCAGCAAGACCATTATTAACTATGTATTGTTTTTCAATTGCTGGAACAGTAAGAACTCTAGCACCGCCTGACGTGCCTGTTAAATTAAGTCGTAAGTTTCGTGCTGTTTGAGAGGCATTGGTATTTGATAAAGAAATAGTGACATCACCACTTGAGAATGCAACGTTAGCAGAGCCTGTAATAGCTTCTTCAACTGCCGTACCTAAGTTAGTATTTGTAGTCGTACCCCAGGTACCGGACTGTTCTCCTGTAGCAACAAGTTCTATTTTTAAATTTGAATAAGTACTAGGCATAATTTAATCCTTTAATTATCATTATTTTAACTTGATTCTCCGCCCATTGGAAGACTCGTTACATAGACTGTAATGTGTTTTTTTTCATTCCAAGGTTCTCCACAATCAGAACATGTACCAGAATTATATTCTTCTGCATCAACTTCCATACTACAATTTGCACACTCTAAATAAGTTTCATATTTATTAACGACGGTTCCGTCTTCTAAAGTTTTTGCTTCTACTATCATATTATCTCCTTATGCGGCTATATCTAGCCAGTTTGGTGTTTGTGACGTATTCACATCTGACCAGCTGTTTGTTTGTGAGTCATTAATATCAACCCATCCAGCACTTTGGCTATCGTCAATATCAGTCCACACTAACACTGTATTTAAATTAACTACCCCAACAACACCTGTAACATTTACGATAGCATTACTGGTTACGGATACAGTTCCTATAACACCACTAGCAGTTACTTCAGTAACACTTACAATAGCATCGCCGGTAACTGTTTCTTCACCAAGAACACCTTCAGCTGTAACCCCTGTTAAAGTTACACTTGCATCACCTGTGACTGTCTCTTCGCCAAGTGTGCCTTCAGCTGTAACGCCTGTAACATCTACAGTAGTTATTACTTCTACTGTTACATCACCTACATCACCTTCAGCTGTAACTCCTGTTAAAGTTACACTTGCATCCCCTGTGACTGTCTCTTCACCGAGTGTGCCTTCAGCTGTAACTCCAGTGACACTTACAGTAGCGCCTGCTGTTATGGTTACATCATCGATAACGCCTTCAGCAGTAACTCCAGTAACACTTACAGTAGCATCACCAGAAACAGTTTCTTCGCCTAGGGTTCCTTCAGCTGTAACGCCGGTAACATCTACAGTAGCGCCTGCTGTTATGGTTACATCATCAATAACGCCTTCAGCTGTAACGCCAGTAACATCTACAGTAGCCCCACCAGAAATAGTCTCTTCGCCTAGTGTGCCTTCAGCAGTTACTCCAGTAACACTTACAGTAGCACTACCAGAAACAGTGGCTGTGCCTATATCACCTTCAGCAGTAACTCCTGTTACAGGAATACCAACTTCTACTTCTACATCGCCTAGTACACCTTCGGCAGTTACTCCAGTTAAAGTGACGCTTGCATCGCCAGTGATGGTTACATCATCAATAACACCTTCGGCAGTTACTCCAGTTAAAGTGACGCTTGCATCGCCAGTGATGGTTACATCATCAATAACACCTTCGGCAGTTACTCCAGTTAAAGTGACGCTTGCATCACCTGTGACTGTCTCTTCGCCAAGTGTGCCTTCAGCGGTCACTCCGGTGACACTTACAGTAGCACTTGCTGTTATAGTTACACTATCTAATACACCTTCAGCCGTAACGCCGGTAACCGCTACAATAGCACCAGCAGATACTGTTTCTTCTCCTAATACACCTTCAGCCGTAACGCCAGTAACAGCGACCTCAACTGATGTTCCCCCTAGTGAGGAAAACGGGGCACTAGAAAAAGGGCTGTCTGAAAACATTTAGAGCACCAGCCATCTTGATCCTGTTGGAATGGTAACTGTAACGCCTGAAGTTACAGTCATGGGGCCTGTGCTCGTTGCATTATATCCAGTAGGAATTGTATAGTCTGAGCCTACTGTTTTATTATTAACAAATAATCCGTTTGAAGCTGTCATTTCTTGTCCAGTGATTTCACCAGACACATCAACATCTCCGTTGCTATCAGAATACACGGATTTACCTGCAGGATACACACAAAAAACATCTTTAGTGCCCGCAGAAAAATTAACTAAACTACCAGAGTTAGAGGAAGCTAGGACTGTATCACGAGATAAAGTAGTACCTGATGCCGTATATTGACCTAGACCTACTTCCCACTCATCTCCATTTGATAGAGCTATCGTGTAATACGTAGTATTACCGTCGCCTATGGCTGAAAAAGATTGAAAATCTGTAACGGCGCCAGCAAGCGTAATGGTAGTAGTACCAGTCGAAGTTGTGGTCTCTTTTACTCTGTCTTTTAAAACAAGAGCCATATTAACCTCCTATTATGGAGCAGTTATTCTAATAATAGCGCTTGTAGCATCAGCAGTTGGGAAGTTAATTGTAAATGTTCCCGATGTTGATGTTTTGTCTCCACCAAAGTCTAAAACTGCTACAGATTTATTGCTATTAGAAGAGTTATAAATTAATGCTCCTCGTGCTGTAATAGTTGCACTAGACCATGACGTATTACTAAATCCTAGAAAAGCTGTTGTTGAACTAGACTGAGGTATTGTACCAACAGTAAGTGTATTACCGCCTGTAGTGTAGTTTGTACCTGTACTTGTAACTTCATTAGTATCTGTAGGATCTGCTGTGCCATCTGATGGGGCTGTATATGCTGTTGTACTATCACCTAATGTTGCTGACGATGTATACAAAGCTATTTTAAATGTATCTTGTGTGTTAGAACTTAAAGCTCTATTGGTCGTATTAAAGTTGTGTCCCCCACTTAAGATATCCACTTTAAACGACGTACACATTGCTTGTGAAATTGCCATTTTAATTCTCCAATAGTTTAATTATTTCTGAATGTCCTGCTTCTCGCAATCTATTCGCTAATGTTACGCGGTCAGACTCTACCGCTGATTTTAGAGCTTCTACCAAAACCTTTCTGATATAGTCTCTAAAAGCTTCTGCTTGATCCCTAATTAAAGGGTTTGCATCTTTACTTACATACATGATTTTGCTTAATGCAAACTCTGCTATTTCTTCGGGCGTATGGCCTCGACCATGCGTTGTATGTACTTCATAATTCATTAATCCATCAATATTCATACCTCTCCTTTCTTATTGAACAGGGTATCGAGCCTGTCCAGTTCTATATGCATCTGTTCTGTCTTTACCATCGCCTAGTTGTTTAAGCATTGATAAAGCATCTGTATAACGTTGATTATAATTAGCTAAAATATCAGCTTCTTCTTTCATGTAAGTAGCCGCTTCCAAAAGAGTTCCATATAGTAAAGCACTACTAAAATTGTTCCCAAGCCAAGTAGTCCCAGCAGTAACAATAGAAGGGGGATAATAAAAAAAGTGCAGCTCAACAGTATAATTATCGTCTGGCGTAGGCCCGAGAATAAATGTGTTATCATCGAAAATACCATAGTATTTAGGTTTCCCATAAAAAGCAGCGTCCGTATCAGGAAAAGATTCCCTTATAAAATTAACATCTTTATTTAAAAGATAAGTGTATTCATTGTTGCTATCAATCACAGCTAAACTATAAGTTGCAAGCCAATCAGAAGGCGTAGTTAAATATTTATTACCTGTTGTCGTTGTGCCTACTTGATTACGTCGTAAGTCTGGAATCTGCACTGTATTATAAATGCGTTCTTCCGCTTGTTTAATAAACGTATCAATATCAGTTGTACTAAACTGGTTCTCAGTATAGCTTTGTACTTCAGCTACGAGTTGTGCATATGTTAAAGCCGCCATTGTTTATCCTTATGCCATAGGCCCACGAGCCATTGTACCTTTTGTAGCAGCGCCTGTACCTCTGATTTTAACACCAGATGTTTTGACATCCTTTTCAGGATAGCCATTTGAATTAACTGCGGGTCCTGGTTGAGGCTGTTTATAACTTGGTTTACATCCTTTTCTATCGTTGTTCATATTATACTCCTAAGTAGTTGTTACTGTAACAGTTCCTATTGCCCCTGTCGCTTCTAAATTATCTTCTAGTCCTGTTAATTGCAATGAATTATTAAGTCCTACTGGATCCCAACCCCACTGATAGTTACGCGAATCCACTAAATTTGTATCAGGTCTTGGATCTTGCACTGCCTGCGGATCATCAACAGGATACATACCCTGCATATTTTGTGGGTGATCTGGTTCCCAACAATTTTTACAAACTTTTATGTGAGTATCTGTAGTTCTAACATATAAAGACTTTAACTCTTTTAATTTATATTGAAACCCACATCTATCACAATCTGCGATTGCATGTTTGCCAGAGGTATATCGTCTACCCATGTTTGCCCCTATATATGCTGATACCTAGGTGCGAGTCTTAAATCAGCTTTTTCTCTATCTTCAGTAGATGCTAACATCCATTGTTCTTCATACTCTTGTTTTAACATTTGCATTCTATCTACTGCACCTGGTATTTTTAAACTTAAATAATACGCTAATCCTGCAACTAAACAAGGGTAAAACCTAAATGGTATTTCTTGCGTATTAACACCGTTACCTGCATCATCTAATCTTTTTAGTTTCCAATACACAAACGTGTAATTGTTTGTATCAGGTACAGGCCATACATTAATAGTAGGTTGAGTTACTTGTCTGTTTACCCACACCTGTATTGGTTTGCCTGTGCTATTTTTATTTGGAATTAATCCCCATGTAGGAGCTGAGATTCGATTAATATTAATATCGTTTTGAGTAGTACCTGAACCTGTCCTAATAACTTGTTCAATAATATCAATGGTGTCAGTAGGTAGATTATAAGTTGCAGTACCCGAGACTAAACTAACTGTGCCTTCTTCGATTGTCCAAAGATTAACGCCTCTGTTTGCCCACTCTGCTGTAAGCAAATTTAAACTGCGTCTTGCAGTTCTTAAGTCATATCCAGTTCTAAGTTCAGCACCACATCTTTCAAATGCTTCTTCTACAATCTCGTTGAGATCTGGATTAAATGTTGTTGTTCCTGAAGTTGCCATATTATTATCCTAATTTTATACAACCAGCATGATTCATGCAGGGCCAGTCTGTATACATTCTTCCACCACATGAATCACCTGTTATGTATATAGGCTCGTTTTTTAAAAAAACGTTTGCTCTTGTTTCTACAGCATACCAAAGCACTGCTGTAATAAAAACAATAATTAAAT